ACGACATCGAACGACAAGAAGACTCACTCAACTGGACATTCTTGCGCACCTTTCATTCTACTTAAACTTTATACAATTATCAAATCAATCAAGGCTTGAAATACGTACCTTTTATAAATGCCATATTAAAAAAAGAGGAACAATTAACAAATGTGTCATCAAATGATACATATTTTTTTTTGTTAATTTCGATACGAAATAAAACGACATAGCATTCATAATGTAAATCAAAGCCAGGTACATGTAGATTGGATCCAGCCTAAACAATATATAGAAAAAATAAATAATTGCACATATAGCTACCGCGAATCTATCGATACATTTAAATATTGTATTTGAGATCCCATGGTTCAAAATAGATGTGACAGATCCGAAAAATGTCGTAAAATATAAAAATAGTAAAGACTCGTCATATAATAAATAATAAATAATCATAAAAATAAAGGATACAATAAGAGAACTTATAAACAACAACTCATTCATATAGGGTGATGTATATAATTTAAAAGGTCGTTTACCTATCTATTTAATTAATCAAAAACGAGAGAAAAAATTGATTGATCAATCGACAGATTAAAATGATTATATAATTCTTAATATATCACAAGAATCAATTTCAAATATGACGTGCAATTCGGATTGCCCAATTTGCTTCGAAGCAATCACGCTCAACGTGAACAGAATCATAACCGAGTGCGGGCACGAGTTCCACTGCAGCTGTTTAATGAAGAGCGTGACGACAAACAACTTTGGTTGCCCACTTTGCCGATCGACTTTAGCCGAGGTATCTGAAGAACAAGACGACGATGACGAATTGAATTCTTACAATGAGAATTACTCGGATGGCGAGAATTACTCGGAAGACATTCGATTCGATTCCGACCTAACCGAGAATCATTTACTGAGAGGATTCCGCTGGCTCTTCAATCAACATACTACAGAAGAAATCGAAGAAGTCCCGTCGATATTCGATGGCAATAGCTTCGCAATCACTCGCAATTCGATTCGGAATGCGACTACAGAACCCTCGGTGGAGGAAATAGAGCCCCTCGACGATTTCGAAAATGACGATTTCGAAGATGACGAATACGATGAAGAACAAGAATGGACAAAATGCGAGAAACAAACACGAAAAGTACAGGATTTCTCGAAAGGATTGGTCGACGACATCCTCTTTAAACGGATCCCTTACAAAAAACTACTAAGTGCATACTTGTGTAACAAATTCCCTGATCTGTTCGATTTTATCGAGTTCCAGCACGACGACGACAAGGTCTTCTCGATTTTGGAAGAAAAAGTAAAGATTCTAGCAAACGAAATCAAGGAAGAAGAATCTCGAGAAATAGTCTAGAAATATTGATTTTAGCTTAATGATTTATTTATTAAAAAACATTTTTTACCTATTTATTTTTTTATATACCAGAAAATTCAAAAGATAAATAATTGATCAAAAAATTGATTAATCGCATAGTTTGTTAACTCGTATCCTATACAATAATTCAATCATGGTATTCACATGCCCTGATACATACAACAATACGGAGTACAATGCTTATTTCTCTCTATTTCCATTTCCACTAAGTGCCTTTCAGAAATGGGCAATAGAAGGAATCATAAAGAAAAATCATGTGCTAGTGACAGCACACACTGGTTCCGGTAAAACGCTACCTGCAGAATTCGCAATCAAACATTTTGTTGCGCAGAATAAAAAGGTTATATATACAAGTCCGATAAAAGCACTGTCGAACCAAAAGTTCTACGAATTTTCCCAGAAATTCCCAGATATCTCCATTGGTCTCTTCACTGGAGATATAAAAATAAATCCCGAAGCCGACGTTCTGATCATGACCACTGAAATCCTGCAAAATACGTTATTCAACCATATACATGGGGTGAAACATGACACAACTATGATGTTTCAAATGGATTTTGAAACTGAATTGGCAGCAGTTGTTTTCGACGAAATCCATTATATCAACGACGAGCATCGTGGGCAGGTCTGGGAGAAATGTTTGGTAATGCTTCCAGAACATGTCCAGAAAATCATGCTGTCTGCCACCATGGATAATGCACATGGCTTTGCCAAATGGTGTGAAAATATCCATACAAGTGATAAAATTGTATATCTTAGCACAACAAACACCCGAGTCGTCCCTCTAACTCACTACAGTTTTATCGCAATATCAGAATCCTTATTAAAATCTATAAAAAACAAGGAAATACAACAAGACCTTCGTAAGAATACAAATGTCCTAATTAAAATCCAAAACGAAAAAGGTGTGTTTGATTTACAAAACGGGTACAATACCATAAAAAGGATGGAAGCGCACTTTGACACATATCACGCAGCTTCGAAAAGAAAATTCGTGCTCAATAAATTAACAGCATTCCTAAAAGAAAAAAACATGCTTCCTGCAATTGGATTTGTCTTCTCTCGGAAACAAGTGGAACAATGTGCTCACGAAATTACGACGATCCTTTTACCCGAAGACAGCAAGATCCCCCATTTGGTAAGAAAAGAGTGCGATCATCTAGTGAGACGCCTTCCTAATCACACCGAATATCTTGAATTGCCAGAGTATATAGAATTGGTCGGGTTACTGGAAAAAGGCATCGGAATTCATCACAGCGGCATGATTCCAATCCTCAGGGAATTAGTAGAGATGTGTATCAGTAAAAAATACATCCAATTGTTGTTCGCTACAGAATCTTTCGCGGTCGGACTAGATTGTCCCATCAAAACCGCGATTTTCACAGGAATAACCAAATTCGACGGGTCCACACAACGAGGTCTGCTATCTCATGAGTACACACAGATGGCCGGACGCGCCGGTCGGAGAGGAATTGATACCATTGGATATATCGTACACTGCAATAATCTCTTTCGTCTTCCAGATAAAACAACGTATGAAACGATGTTAAATGGGAAACCTCCGAAACTGACTTCGAAATTCAAGTTGTCGTATGATTTGATTCTGAATATCTTGAAGCCGAAAGAAGAGAGTCAGCAAACAGTCGATTCTATATTAGAATTTACCCAAAAAAGTATCATGTATTCGGAACTTGAAGAAGAAATAAATTCGCAAAGACTTCTTGTTAAAAATGTCCCGGTATGGGAAAATAAAGTTCCTCTCGATGTGTGCGAAAAGATGTTTATTCTCCGAGAAAACGAAAAGCATGCCGTAAATCGAAAGAAGAAAGAAATTCAGAAACAGATTCAAGAGTACAAAGTAGAATACGGAACATTGGACGATGCCATGAAACAATATTCCAGTTTCATGGAAAAAGAAAATCAACATAAAAACACAAGCCAATATTTAGTTTCTTTGGAAGGGTTCCTGAATAAGAAGGTTCAGAGAACAAGCGAATTGATGGAACAAAAAGGGTTTCTAGTGTGTACTGAAAATACGTTCAAACCAACGCTTCTAGGCGAAATGGCTTCGCGAATATCAGAGATATATTCTTTGCCGTGGATGGAGTGTATAGTTAAATGGAATTATTTTGAAAATTTCGACGTGAAACAAATGGTCGGACTGTTTTCGTGTACAACGAATATAAAAGTGAAAATGGAGTTCTGTCGACACACACCAAATCCCAAAGACGAATATGTAAAAAACGCCATATTAGAATTGGTCCGAGTCCATGAAGAGTATACGGAATTAGAAAATAAATTCGAAATCCAAATAGGAACAAATACAAAAGAACTTCTCATGTTTGATCTTATCGATGAAGCAATGGAGTGGTGCGACTGTGACACGGAAAATAAATGCAAAATCTTTCTTAAAACCGTTTTAACCGAAAAGGAAATATCAACCGGCGACTTCACAAAAGCAATGATGAAGATTGCAAATATTTCGAGAGAATTACAAACAGTTTCAGAGCAACATGAATTCCAGGGACAAGCTGATTTTGCACACAAACTTAGTCAAGTTGAAAACTTAGTCCTTAAATACATTGCCACTAACCAAAGTTTATATGTATAGTCTTGGCATCTTTCCCTTGTTGGCAATTATTACCGCCAAAGAACTTGAAGTTCTTATTATTTTTTCTCTCTATCTATCTGTTTGTTTGAGTTTTTTCGGATTCTTCATTGAATAAAAAATTGAATCATGTGGCTGACAAATAGGAAGTATAGCATATAAACATGATGGAAGAATATCAAATGGATAATGATACATTTGACGAAATAGACTCGTCAAATGTATATTCGGATGTCGAACCCGAAGAGATTCATACAAAAACGCTGGTCGGAAGTTATATTCGCGGAAATTCACTTTTATATGCCTCAGGAATCGACGGCGGGACATTTTTAAAGTTTAAAATAGAAGATGTTCATTGGTACTTGTTTGAAAATTGTATTTTCAGAGTCAGACGGAATTCGTTTACTCCTTTACGAATTATCCAAGTAATGGTTTCAAAAACGGGTGAGTATAATGTCGTAGACAAGACATATTGGATTCGATTAATCCAAAGATGTTGGCGTTCTCGAATTGCACAATATAAAATGGATTTGATAGTATTAGGGAAAAAACATTTACAATATCGAGAAATACACGGACACTACTACCCTACAAGCTCGCGAATAAAAGGAAAAAAACTAATGGGGCTTTTAGGATTTCGCGAATTATAATAATTTCTCGATTTCATAGGCAACCCATTCAAATGGGTGTTCGAAAGAGGAAGAGTTATTTGTATACTCAATATCTGAAAATAGTTTCGGATTTGTTTTATATCTTGCATGAAACTTGCCTATGTCTGAATGCGAATATGTCTTTCCGTTCAAATCTGGGTTCGCAGGATCGTCTGTTCGGTTGCCGGTAACTGTAAATGAATGATTTTTTACTAGCTCATCTTCAAAGTCTTTTTGATAGACCTTTTGATATATGTGGACTTTTTCATGGAGCAGAAGACGACATAAAGTATTTTCAGTATCTCTCTTTTCAACACTTTTTAAAGGTAAAATAATAACGTTTATTCTGGTATGTGGCCACCCATTTTCATATTTATTATCACAAGTACACCCGATGTTCCAATCCAATTTACTCAATTTGTCAAAATCGACTCCCAATATTTTTTGTTTGCTTTGCTTCAACATTTTATCGACTTTCAGACAACACCGATTAAGAATGATTTTCAGATTTTCTTCAATGTCACAGAATGATTCTTTCACTGCCTTCTTATATTCCCCTTTTGAATTTACATTTCGGATGGCAAAGTCATTATTGCCCATTGACGAAATATAGTTATCCTCGTCCTTCTCGATTAAATTATCCATTTCCATTTTTGTCATGAAACGAACATGCTCATTTGTTGTAAACCCCTCTGGATGTCTTTTATATGCCAAACTTGAAAGTGTAATACAAACAATCAAGAATAAAATAAGACGCAATCGTTTCATATAAATACTCTAGTTTTTATTTGTCCATAGTCATTAAATACAAAAATTGGTTGACATTCATTAACATATCGTCACGAATGGAAAATAAATCAGAATCCTCGCGCGGATCAAACGTTCTGTCTAAATCAACGAGCAATTGACGAAACTCAAACATTTTTATTTTGAGTTCAGTTTTATTTGTAAAGTCATACAACTTCAGGTGATGAGAAAACATTTCTATTCGTTTTTCTTTTTTTCCATTGAGTACTTCTACGAATAAATCGACATTTTTAGATAATTCTTTGTGTAATTCGTCAGTCGCCTTGTGTTGCGCGAAAGATTTCGTTTTCCAGTGGTACAATTTGATCATATCGAGCGTTTCTAAAAATGCCGCTACTACTCGTGACGGGGTTTGTTTTTTGTGGCCCTTTCTTTTTTTCTGAGTGAGTGATTTTCTTTTTTTTAAAGATTTTGTATTTGACATTATACAATATTTGTATAAATTGTTTTCTCAAAAAGTAGCAGATTTTTCTCTCACGGTATTCACGTTATTGAAAATTTCCGAGTTAAGTTCATTTTGTTTTCCGAATCTATGGAAAAAATCCTCTATCTTTGCCGAGTTTACCCCATTAGATTTACGTTTACGTTTAGATTTACGTTTACCTTTATCACCCTGGCTTTTAGATTTAAATTGTTCTTCTATTAATTCAATTAAATTGACATTATTAATAGGATTCTGAACAGGGACAGCTTCATATGGATGTTCATCTTTGAACTCTTGAAGCAAAATATTTTTTTTATTTTCATCTCCCGAATCTCCAAATTCTAATTCATTTCCGAATATACTTAGTTTTTTTTTCTTTTTTGGAATGTTGTTTTCTGCTTTGTTTTTGTTGTTATCTAACAAAAGCTGTTGTTTCATTTTGTTAATCTTTTCCAACCTTCTTTTTATTTTAAGATCCAATCCTCTCATTTCGAGGATATTTGGGGGTTTCGGTTTCAAGTACCATGGCTTATTTGGAACGATGATTTTGGGGTTTTGAATAAAATTCGATGCAACTTTTATTGGGGGTTTGATGCCTGCTGTACTATTCCTGGAGCGTATGGACCTCCTTGATTTTCTAGTTTTGCGGTTAGATACTCTTTTTTCGGGTTTTTGAATGGAATTCGATGCCACTTTTATTCGGGGTTTGAGACCTGCTGTACTATTCCTGGACCGTATGGGCCCTCTTGATTTTCTAGTTTTGCGATAATTATTATCGAAGTCGTCGTCAGGTACAGGTGAATTTGAAAAAATTTCAGGAACGCTACCAATTGTTGTTTCCATTTCGGTATTGTATATATTATATCATTTTAAATTGTCTTCAACATGGAAATGACCATTTCGGATTCATCGTTACTTGTCAACTCTTCAATCGCTACTTTTACTTCTTTATGTGGCAGTTTCTCTAAAATGGGATTATTTTGATTTTGTGAAAAATTCATGTAAAGCGATTTTATATTCGCTAATGCATTCAAAGGAGTAGTATATTTTACCTTATTCACAACAGTCTTGTTGTCGAAAAATTCGATGCTATAAAACCAATACGGTGGAACATACAACACTTTCCCGCTATATAGAAAAAAGTCGAGGATACCATTTTTACTAGCGATTGTTTTCGGCTGTATTGGCGACCAACCTTCATTATTTGCGTAATCTTCTACAATCTGTAATTTTTGGTGAAATGAAAAAGGACACATTCTTATTTTGACCTCTTTTGTTCGAGGCGGTATGAATAAAAACAAAGAAGTTGCATTGTGGTAATAAAACGGAGTTATTGTGAATTTAGAACCAAATAGTACATCATACTGAGCGAAAGCCGCAAATGGCTTCAATAGATGATCCCATTTTTGCGTGAAATCTGTAAACGAACCAGACGCGAATACATGACTATTGTGACTGGTAAAGTATGCCGAGTGTTTATCTGTATCGAATAATATGGTAGCACGAGAGAAACTCAGGGGTAAATGATGAATCTCGGTTGTTTTGTATATTTCTCTCACGTCTTTTACTTGTAATTCTTCCGTTACATTTTGTTTTATGGTATCCAAATCTATAGACGGGATTTCTTCTAAATGAACAATCGTCGGAAGCTTCGTTGCAGATTCTTCTAGAAATAGTTTTTTACTAGTATATTTTGTTTCGTATATTTGCATTTCCGTGAAGTACTTGAATTGTTGTTGAACATGTACGTAAAGTAGTAGAACTAATATAAAAATTATAATAGATGACAACATTTTATATTGTAGGGAAGTATATTTATGTTATTTTTCCTTCGACTTTGACTTTATTAACTTTCTTGACTTTCTTGACTTAATTACAGACAATAATTCTTTTTGTATCCGGCTTTCATTTTTTTTTGCATTATGTAATGCAATTTGTTTCGTTTCTAACGAATTGATCCCGCGAATTCTTGTTATGTATTTCAATTCTGGTAAATTGAGTTTATAGTGGTAGTAAGTAAAAAGTCGTTGAAGACCTGAATTGTTTTTAGGGATTCGGTACAATAAATTGATTAAAATTCCATCTTTATTGATTCCATTTGGGTTGAGCCGAATTAAATCTGAATGATGTGATTTTTCAGGGTGGTGTGTATTATAGTCTTCCTCGTTTTCATATTCAGTTTGATATTCTCCATGAATACAAATATATTCAAGTTCAGGGATTTCAATAACAGACTTATAGTGTTTAAGTTTTTTATCAATTTTATTTTTATTTTTCTTCTCCTCCTTCTTTGGTGTTTTTAAAATCAATTTTAAAAGATTCAAGTTTGTGCAATACTGCCTATAATTAAATATAGGACCTTCCCCTTTACAAGGTTTATCATTTGTTTTATACATCAAACTATACGGAATTCCATCGGAATTAACTTTATTTGGATCTATAAGACGATGGAACTCATCTAGTTCGACTGGCACTGTTTTGTGATCGTCTTCCCAATCTTCTTCAGTTTCGTATTTCGTATCATATAATATTGGTTTGTGTGATCGTCGAATCATCTCGCGCAATGCATATTCAGTAGGGGGAAGGTTGTTGGTTGACACGACGTTTCCATCGACTTCGTCTTCCATCGCATCATAAAAAAGTGCATCAAGCCGATCAAGCCCATCTACCATATTATTATTGAGTTTTATTTGTTTTGCGAAATTAAAAATGATTCCGTCTTCTGGTTGGGTTGGTTTTGTTTGGGTTGGTTTTGGTTCGGTTGAGTTTTGTGATTGGGTTGGTTTTGGTTCGGTTGAGTTTTGTGATTGGGTTGAGCTTGAGCTTAAGTTGGACCAAAAGTTGGTGGGGTGCTTACTTCTCCCCCCGTTCATAACGCGTTTTTTATATTTTTGCGTATTCTTTTTGCGCCTAGTTGTTTTCTTTTTTTTGCTCAATGACATGTTAATCTATATAAATAAACAATATAAAAATATCAATCCTCCATTTTCGGCGCCATGTAAAATACTAGTCGCGCATGTTCTTCATCCAAAGTATATAACAATTTCATTGGGTAATCTTGACTAATACATATTCCAATATGCTTTGCAACTTTCTGGTACATGGCAACTTCCGAAATATACTTGAGTGCAAAACTGAGTTCTAGTGTCTGATCTTCTTCAATCGAATACTCATACAAATCATCAATCGGAATATTCGTCATCATTTTTCCTTTTTCTAAACTATGTGCACTCAATAAAATATTCTCCTCTGAACAAGTAATTGTCATATTCTCACCAAATTGTTTCAATTGACTCACCAGAGTTGCAAACACATTGCTATTCAAAGTTATTTCTGCTTGATAATCGATTTCTGGGATTTCCATCAATTCATATTCGATATCCAATAGCGGGATTTCTAAGGTCTTGTCAAACACTAATTTATTGTTGGAATGTAAATACTGAATACAAAAAACATCGGAATCAGTCTCCGTGCTCATTTCGATCTGTTGGGTTTTATCATATACACTCAGTACTTTCGCTATGATATTCGTATTTATCCCGACAGTGACATTTTGAGCCAGTTCGTACACATGAAACCAAGTCTTCGGTAAAGTAACTTCGAAAATAATCACATGAGTCATATCCATCCCCTGAACGAATAAACCGTCTTCTTGGAAGATGAAATTGATATGCTCCGTAAAGTGTTTCATGTGTGAAAACAAAGTCACAAACGTTTCGCATTTCGCCGTGTTTTCTAATACAATTTTCATTTCTTACTTACTCTTACCCTTTCTATATTTTTATATCGATTTAGTTTCGAAATTATGTAAAATGCCTATCGCGGTTTCGCTTTCAGTAGTATTGTAAAACGTTACTTTTGGTAAAATGTGATACACCACTGCGTATAACAGAGATTTTATCTGATCAATTACACCGGGGGTATAGTAAATACACATCTGCGTCATTTTGTCAGTAAGTAATTTATTTCCATCGATCAAAGACTTGATGGATGAAAAAAAACGCTGGCACGCAGAGACACTAAACCCTTTAAGATTTATGTGTAGCTCAAACGTTTCGTTTTCATCCAATATAGAAGATATAAGAACATGTTTCATATATTTGCATAAAGTATCGCAATTTTCAATATTTCCATACGTTTTGAAAAGCGGATAGGTAAAGTATATTTTGTTCGAATTCGGAATAATATAAGTAGTGTAACGAATCATCTGTTGCAAATCAAATGTATCACACACTTTATCGGCCAGTTTATTTTTCTGCTCCGACTTAAAAATCAAGTTTTTTTTATTATCTTCATAGAAGCTATCTCGAAGTGTATTTACTTGTTTAAATAATTTCTCTGAATTTTCCGAGTCCATTGATTTTATATATTTGGTAAATGTATTTTATTTAAATACATTTAGATCTCTCGAATTATTATTATTCCTCTTCTTCTTGGAGAGTTTCCATCATAGAGTCAAATGTGCTCTTTTCTTTCGCACGAGGGATCGTGTCTTCAGATATTGTCAGACTTTCGAATTGTCTCTCTTTGAAAAGAGCATGATTCACTTCCATCGTAAATGTTTGTAATTTCATAATAGTATCCTTCAATTCCTGCATTTCGGTTGCCAGCATCTGAAAACGAGCTTCGTACTCTTGCAAAACATCATTGGTGAATGTATCGGCAGTAGGACTAGTTTCGCTTTTTATTTCATTTTTAGAATTTTCTAGCAATTTCAATCTAGTATCAATAACACTAAACACTTGGTTCAATGTTAATCCAACCTTTGGCTGGATCTGAGGTGTCGGAGGAGGGGAGTCAGTTACTCCATTTGCTCGGCGTTTTCTAGCTAAAGCCGCGGAACTCATTTTATTATGAATGAGTAATAAATCCTTTCATATACTATTTCTTAAAAGTTACTTAACTATTTTCATTTTAATATTCGTTTTGCACACCAAATTATTTAATAAAATCCATAATCATCGGGAAAATAGATGAAATGACATTGGCACATTCTAAAGCAACTTCGCGATGTTCTTTTTGCGTTCCGTTCGCACAACGCAATTGAATATAATGTATCCACGAACGTAATGTTCCATTCATGTACATTCTGGAAACCGTCATGCCTTCAGGAAGAATAACACGTGCTTGTTCTTTCGCAATACCATTGTCGAGCGCCCATTTATAGGTTTGTTCAGAATGTTCCGCCAATTGTTGCTGCTTTTCTTCCCATTCCATGACTAATTCAGCATTGTTTGTTTCGATACTGTTTTGTCGATTTTTGTCATCTTGTAACCTCGCTTCTCTCGTTACGAATCCGAGAGATGCGACAGCATATCTCTGTGAAAATTCCTGAAAAGAAAACGAACGATGTCTTAACATCTGCCTTGCAATATCTCTCGTCGTTTCGATTTCCAGACAAACCGAAACCATTTCAAATGGCGACCAATGTTGGTTTTTGATGAGATATTGTAAAAGCCGATCATTGGTTTCGGTATTGGACTGATTTGCTGGATTCGATACACGAGCACAATATGCGATAGAATCTTGAAGAGATTTGCCCGATTCTGTAGATGGGGGTTGCGAATACGATATGAGTTTCACCCGCATTAATAAATATAAACAGAATCATTTTATATTATTTTCTCATCTTGATGAACTTAATAAAGAACATATTGTTATTCCTCTTTGAAAACGCGTTCATATAACGACTTGTTCCATTAAATGAAATAAGATTAACCGCATTATTTAGCATTTTGTGTTTATTTTTTCTCTCACTTAAAACATATAGTTTATTATGGATCATAATTCTTTGGATACACCTTCGAATAGTTCAAAACGTAATTTCTTTAATCATGTTTTTTCGTCGGATGAAGAGGGAAAGGCCGAAATCCTAAATGTTATTCAATATAGTTTAATGGGCGTGGTCCCCATCGTCATATTGAATAAATTAGTCCAGCGTTTCATCCCAGACGCAGAAAACGAAAAGTCATCGATTGAAATTTTAGCAGAAATCGTTTTCCAACTGATTATCATGTTCGTTGGAGTTGTATTGATTCACAGAATGATAACTTATGTTCCGACGTATAGCGATTTTAAATATGAATCATTATCTCTTACAAATGTGATTCTTATATTTATGATATTACTTCTTAGCATTCAAACGAAAATTGGGATCAAAGTAAATATTTTGTTCGACAGACTCATGGATTTGTGGACTGGGTCGAATACTTCTTCAAAACCGGAAAAAAAGAAAAGCAAGCATGTACCGAGCCGAGGCGATTATCATACCGAAAGTTCTAACGAAAGTATCATGAACGCACCAATGTCCACACAACACACCCAGTCATTTGATATTCGGAGTAACCTAAATGTCGCTCCTCAAATGGAAATGCAAATGGCACAAGATCCGATGCCCGCAAATTCTCTCGGAATAGGATCTATATTCTAAACATTAAAGATACGCGATAATTTCACCAATCATATCGTCTGGTAAATGAACGTGTTTAAAAACTTGTATCTGTTGAAATGTTTTCAGATTTTGAATAAACAATTCGTATTCATTTAAAATGGCAATTATACCTAGCGAAGGAGACCAATTATTTGCACACATAATACTCGTGCAACATGGACACTTGTGTGTTTTAGAGTATTCTTTGATTAGTCGCGGTGGGAAAAAAGAAGGAGAATATGAAAGAATCTTCCCATCGACGGAAACTCGAGGAGGGTGAAATGGATACTGTGCAAACCCGTCAAGTTGAATCGTATATTTTTTGAATTTAAAACATATTGTCTCTTTATCGATAAGCGTAAATGGATATTCTCTCAATTCTCTGTTTAATCTGAAGATTTGCCTTGGCGTGATTGACATTTTAAGTTGAAACTAAATTTGACTATATATTCTTATATAGTCAGATAATGCTGGTTATGTATGTTTTAAATCAAACGGGGGAAGGGTTTGGGTTTTCTCCAGCGTCAATTGCCGATTCACTTTCATTTGGTTTTTCATAAACATCTTCAATATTTTCGACAACCGGTGCGTCGGAGGTAGGTAAAGGTTTGGGTTTCTTTGGTTTTTTAGTCAAGTATTTATATAACAGCCAAAATGGATTTCTGCTCGGGATAGGTTGGCTCGTCATTTCGTCAATAGCACTCCAAATTTCATAATGCGACCCCCAGTCTTCAAAAGGGTAAGAGCAATAACCATCATTTTCCCAAAATTTACCCCAACTATTTCGGATAATAAAAGAAGTCTTGTCATATCCGACAACCGTCATTGCGTGGCCTCCAAGTTTTTTATCTCCTTCATTCTGATTCCACATTCTGTTTGTGAGATTGAAGACAGGAAAAGAAATATAACAAGGCCCATTCATGATCAAGGCGCGTTTCAGAGTATCAATCTTAAACACTCGAGCATATCCCTTGATTTTAAAATTTTCTGCCGACTTGTTCACGATATGGTCAATGTCTGTGGAAGATTCTATTTTACCATAAGGGTATACCGACTCCTCGCAACAACCTTTATTTTTGAGAATTCGCATAACATCCCGGCCATACATTCCTAATGATTCGCTATTCGCCCGATGATTATAGACGAATTGTGGCGACATGTAAGAGTCGTTAAAATTATCATTTTTGCGCTCTTGCCATTCTTTCATGCATGCCGCAACTTGAGCACCACATGTGCCCTGAATTCCCTGAT